TAGGGCGTTGTAGTCCAAGTTCGTCAGCCATTGCATATGCACCAGAAACTGCTGACAGTTTCATTTGTTCGTAGTCATATTCAGATAAATCATCTCTACGAGCGATACCTGTTAGACCTACTCCACAGAGACGTAAGAATTCGTTGTTAAGGTGCCATGCTTCTTGTAAGATACCATCACGAAGGTTTACACATGTTTGACGGTAGTTAGCACGAGCAGCTAGTCTTATGGCTTCTAAGAGACCAGCTGAATCACCTTTGAACTTGGCAATATCTACTTCCATAAGGTTACAGAAGTTTTTATTACCTAGTAGGATTTCACAGCATGGGTTAGATCCATTGAACCATGGAGCTCTTTTAAGTGCAGTCTCTGCATTTACAAAGCCTGGTTCCGAGCCACCCGCTTCTTCCATCAATGAGAAAATATTTTCTAGTTCCATCGTGGTTGGTTTCTTTGAGAACATTAGAGAGTTGTTCGACTGAATTCGTTGTTCGTTTCCTGTCAACCACCACTCTTTCTTTGCTACTGCAAATTCCTTCCATTCTGGTTCTCCATATTCAAATAGTGCTATTTGTGCTGAACGTCTAGATGAGAGTACTGTACCTAACCAGTTTACAACATCTAAGATGTCCATTCTGTTTAGTAACTGTCCCGCACGTCTATTAAGTATATTAGCGATGGCTATATAGGACTTAGCAATAGCTTCATCTCCAGATGAGATCCACCCGTAACCCTTTAGGCGTATACCGGCTGGTCTTATGTTAGAGAAGTCTAAACGTAGAGTTTCTACGTTGTGTTTACCTGCTAGTAGTTTACCTATTGATTTAGCCCACGCTTCCGCAGAGTCACCAACTTGGATAGTCCATATAGAGCCATCTTCGCTGATAGTTTCAGTGTTGTTTTCTATGCCCTTTTCAAAGTTACCTTTTTCATCTACTACTTTAGTAGAACGGATAACTTCGATGTTCTTAATAGGTTTAATAAAGCCATTAAGTGTTCCGATAGTTGGAGTAAATCCAACACCGCAGCCTTGTAATAGTAACCATAGAACATCTACAACATCGTAGACAGTTTCTACTTTAGTGAATGAACAGTTAAATTGAGAGGACTCTCTTGTTTTGGCGATATTAGTACCACCAAGCCATAGAGTTCTACCTGAGGTAGTTACTTTCTTGTCCAGCATTAATTGTTGGAAGGCTTCTAACTCAGGCTTAGCAACTTTAGGTAAGCTTTTCTTACCAGCTGCACGAGCCCATAGCCACGATTGGTGGTCTATTACTCTATTTACTGTATCGTTCCAAGTTTCAAACGTACCGTCCTCTTTAGGACGTGCGTATGTTCGTCTGGTTACTACTTCTGCTCTAATGTCTTGCTTAGTGCTAGACATCTTAGTTGCCTGCTACAGCTTCTTTAAAGCTTGCTGATGGACGAAACTTAGCTACTGGCTTAGACGGTGTGCTGTAAGATACTCCATTAATTTCTCCTGAGCGAGGTGCTTGAGTTGAGATACGGAGATCACCGAAATTCTGCCCCAAAGCTACTGAATTACCTGCTGTTAACTGTGCGCTGATAATATTGATTAAGTGATCGTATACACGACCAGCTTGTGCTTGTGATTCAAAATCCTCAAATAATGAGAATTCTGTTAATAGTTCTTTCTTAGTCATTAAGACTCCTTGATTGGTGGTATCTCTTTACATAGTAAGTTGTCAACTTGGAAGTAACGCCCTTCACCAATACTGTTACGATGAGCTCCCTCGTAGGAGAGATCATCAGCTTTGACGAGGAGGTGACTACCGTAGTCGGCTACTACTGTGCCAGATTGTCCGGCGTGGTGAGATTTACCATATGCTAGAATGTGAGTTCCAGTGTCGTATTTAGGCATGGTTATCCTTTAGGCAAATACTGCGTTGAGTAATGAATACTTTGCGCGAGTAATTGCAACGTAATAGAGCATAAGCTCTTGGTGTTCCTTTTCAGTAGGAATGTAATCTTTCTTATATGAGTACTTAGTTATTATGTCTTCTACTGAGTCATTTAAATCATCTGCTATGGTAACCTCATCGAGAGTTTTACCTTTACTAGTATGTGCTGTACAGAGTAGAATACCTTTCTTAGTCTTCTTGTGGGCCTTAGCTGAGTTGTAAGCGTCGATTACTCCTTTAGGGGAGTGATTGAGGATTACTTGGATAGCTTGGCTAATTTCAGGGTTATCGTCGTTCTCACGGGCTATGTAGGTTAAGCATGACATCTGGTTATGTAAGTGTTCAGATCTTCTGTATACTGCTGCTTCACGAGTGAAGTGACGGTATTTAGGAATATGTTCATCCTTACCAGATATCGCTCTGATTAGAGCTAAAGGTAGCTCAAACATTTGCTGTATCTTTGCCTGTGTTGCTAATTGGTAGGGTGTACCTGACTCATTCAATGCAATCATCTTAGAGATGAGACTTGCGTTGGTTCGAGTTATATATGCAGTAGACTTGATAGAAGTGTCAGTAGGGTTAGCCCCTATGAATTCCATGGATGGTGCAAATGATGATGTACAGAATGCTTCTACACGTTCACCTAGTTCAGGGGTAAGTCTGAATGAACGGGTTAACTGGAGACGTAAAGCTTTCGGATAAATTTCGAAGGCATTTACTGTTCCTAGAAAGCCAAAGATTGATTGGTGTTCGTCACCAACTAATACTTTGAGTTTTGCAGGGAACTTCTCTATAACTGCTGCTGTGATTGGGGATAAATCCTGACATTCGTCAATTAGTAGTATATCACTTGGACTTAGAGTAATTTCATTCTCTGATAAGAGGATATGGAATACTTTAAGATAGTGAGAATGTAGACAGTGTATCTTACCGGATACAATGTCATTGCTAATTTTCATTACAGTTTTCTTAATGACTTTATCAATAGTAATTGATTCATCCTTAATGTATTTCTTAATAGATACATATGGAGAGTCACAGAAGTCATTAAAGAGTTCTATGGCTGCTACTTTGGTATGGTAAGATTCTTTGTAGGATGCTGGTAAATGGCGATAAGAGAAGAATGAAACATCAGAAAGTACCATAGGCATAGCTTTGATTGTGTGATCATGAGCTAGCTTATGAAGAGTACTTACTGTTGCATTAGTTCCGAAGGCAGCCTTAGCTTCTGCTGCAGCTGCTGTTCCGAATACTAGATAGTTGATACGGATGTTAGGGTGTTGTTGGTTTAGTAAACGAGCAGACTCTACTAAAGTAGTAGTCTTGCTGGCTCCTGCTATGGCAGAAATTGTTATAAGAGGATTGACTGGGTTATCTACCTCAGATAGAAGAGTATCAAAGATAATCTTCTGCTGAGGGCTGTATGTAAAACCCACCTAGAAGTTACTTAAATAAGTTCTTTCTAGCTACTGGTGCTGCTTGAGCTGCTTGGGGAGTTGCTCCAATTGGGCCTTTACGTTTAGCAGCTTTAAAAGCTTCTACTTGTTCAGGTGTTGGTGCGGGCTCGTTAGCTTTCTTATTAGCACGGTACTTAGGTTTATTAGTACCCTCATTAGCTAGGATTGATTCTAGCTGCTTACCAGGAGTTACATCGTTACCAGCTTCGTGTGCAGTGATTTCATCGGCTGTTGCACCAGATTCTGCTGTGAAGAAGTTAACAGGTAGGAGCTTACGAGAAACTGCACCTTTGTATAGTGAGAACTCTTCAGATACTTGCATTTGACACTCTAGGTCAGATAAGTCAGTGATAACATTAAATGTCATCTCTTTATTGTCTTTACCTACGTTGTGAGTTTCCTCTTCGATATTAGGTTCTTGGCCATTTTCTAAGCCACCTACTACGAATAGTTTGTTAAGTGAACGAAAACCAATTTCATTCTGTTCACCATTGATGTTCTGAATAGTTGGTCCGTAGATAGTTTGTGAGTTACCTTCGTAAGTTAAATTGATAGTGTAGTTTACTGCTCCAGAGTCTGCTGTATCTACTGATACGAAGTTAAGAGTTACTGGAAATACACCAGATTCTCCTATGAATTTGTTACCACCAGATTCCTTTACGTCTTCTAGTGTTTTCTTTACTTTTAGGTTAAATGCTGCCATTAGGTAGCTCCTTTATATTTCAAATTTAGATACGTTGTTAGTCTCTTGTTCGAGAGTTGCAATGTGATCTTTTAAACTGTAATCGCTTGACTTTACATTGTCAGGGAGTACTTCGTGTAGTGTACGGGCTATGAACTTGAGAGAACGATAGTGTACAACACGTTTGTTGTCTTTAGACTCTAGGAAGATTGATTCGTTAACTTCTGATAGGAAGCCGCCTTTCTTGCCGTATGAGCCACCTGCGTTGACTAATGACCATAGAGCTGTGTCCTGGTCGTGAATTGCATGAGATACTACTATTAGGTTCATACCGTTGGTAACTAGTGTACCCTCTAGGTAGTTTACTACTTTGGCAATCTCTGCGTTGATTACTCCGTATGGGAAGCTAGTAACTTTTTGAGATACTGCTGCTTCGATATCGAGGAAAATTTTGGAGATAGAGTCAACTATAATTGTATGTGGAAGCTTGTTAAATTTATCTTGGTATGCTTCCAGTTTAGAATGAA